ACTTCCAAAAGAAACTATATAAATCACTTAATGTTCCAATGAATAGGTTAGAACAAGAAGCTCAGTTTAGTTTAGGTAGAGCTTCAGAAATAACCAGGGACGAAGTTAAGTTTAAAAAATTCATCGATAGATGTAGAAAAAGATTCTCCGATATATTCATGCAGTTATTAAAAACCCAATTATTATTAAAAGGGATTATAACTAAAGATGATTGGAATAATTGGAAGAATCAAATTAGCTATAACTTTATCGAAGACAATTATTTCGCAGAGCTAAAACAAGCAGAAATCTGGAGAGAAAGATTCGATATGTTAGGTGCTCTTGATGAATATGTGGGAACATTTATTTCTAATGAATGGGTTAGAAAAAATGTATTACAATTTGACGATGAAGATATTAAAGATATCCAGAAACAAATTGATAAAGAGAAAAAAGCTGGAGACGATATGGCTCCTGACCCAGATGACCCACGTTGGGCATAGTAATCTTATAAATATATACAGAAGGAAAAAATTATGAATGTTGAAAATTTAATTAAAGCTTTAAATGATGGTGATAATGTAACGGCACAAAAGGAGTTTGAAACTGCTATGGGCCAAAAGATATCCGACGCTCTAGACGCCAAAAAGATTGATATTGCATCAGGAATGGTAAATAGAGACGAGGTTATTACACAAACCGCAGATAACGAATAATGAAATTAATAGCAGAATACATCGATAGCGATTTAGAGGTTATCGAAGAAAAAGTAAACGGTAAAAAGTCACTTGCAATAGAAGGCGTATTCATGCAAGCGGACCAAAAGAACCGTAATGGCCGTATATACGAGAAAGGTATTCTCGAAGCGGCGGTAAACAAATATGTAACAGAACAAGTAAAGACTGGTAGAGCGGTCGGTGAATTAAATCACCCAGATGGACCGACTATCAATCTTGATAAAGTTTCACACAAAATTACAGACCTCAAATGGGAAGGAAGTAATGTTGTTGGAAAGGCTTCAATCTTAGACACCCCTATGGGACAAATCGTAAAAGGTTTATTAGAGGGTGGAGTTAAGCTTGGGGTATCAAGTCGTGGTATGGGTAGTCTTGTGAATAAGAAAGGTACAACCTATGTAAATAACGACTTTCTATTAGCAACCGTTGATATTGTTCAGGACCCTAGTGCTCCTGAAGCATTTGTTAATGGTATAATGGAAGGCGTAGATTGGATATGGGAAAATGGTGTGCTGGTTCCACAAGAAATTGAAGAAATTGAGACTGAAATAACGAGGGCTAGGAAAGTAGGCGATTCAAACGTTGAAATCAAAGCATTCAAAAGTTTCCTCTCTAAACTAAACTCTAAAATATAGGAGAACGTTATGTCACTCGAAGATGTAAAAAACGAAAATCTAGTCGAAGAGGATGTGGCTGAAGAGCTTCAAGAGGAAGAGCTCGTTCAAGATGAGAATTTAGACGAGGAATCTCTAGAAGAGGATAAGAAAAAGGAAGAAGTAGAAGAAGGCGGACACGAAGAGGAAGAAGAGGAAGAAGAAAAAGAATCTAAAGCCGAAGCCGTTTCCGTACCTAAAACTAAAGCCGGTGTTATCCAAGCAGCAGTCGAAATCCTAAAACAAGCTAGAAAAGAAGATGCGCAAAAACTCTTTGCAAAGATGACGAAAATGGATGAGTCAGAAGATGACGGTTCAGTTAAAAAGGCTGTTAATGCAGCTCCTAAAGCAGCAGCACCAAGTGTTAAAGCGAAGGTAGAATCAACTGACTTTGACGAAGATTTAGATGCACTAATCTCAGAAGAAGCAACTCTTTCCGATGAATTCAAAGGAAAAGCAGGAGCTATTTTTGAAGCTGTGTTAACATCTAAGCTTTCACAACACATCGAAAATCTTGATGCAGAGTATGCACAAAACCTAGAAGAAGAGGTATCTGAAATTCAATCAAACTTAGTAGAGAAGGTAGATTCATATCTTAACTATGTAGTTGAAAATTGGATGAAGGAAAATGAAGTTTCAGTAACTAATGGTTTAAGAACCGAAATTGCTGAAGAGTTCATGTCTTCTTTACAAACAGTGTTCAAAGAACATTATATTGAAGTTCCAGAAGGTAAAGTTGACCTTGTTGATGATTTATCAGCACAAGTCAATGAGCTAGAGGAGCAGCTCAATAAATCCACAGATGATAATATCAAACTACATCAATCAGTTCAAGATTTTGAAAAGAACGAAGTAGTAAGAGAACAATCATCAGGGCTTGCTGAAACTGAAGCTGAGAAATTAGCATCATTAGTTGAAGATATCGAATTTGATAGCAGAGAATCTTTCGAAATGAAAGTTAAAACTGTTAAAGAATCATACTTTACTAAAGATTCTAACGAAGCGGCTGATGAAGTAGCTAGTGTTATTGGAGAAGATTCAATCGATATCGATTTATCAGACCCAATGGCTAGATACACACAAGCTATAACTAAATTTAATAAATAACTATAGGGAAAAACGAAAATGTTTAATGCAGATTCACAATTAATAGAAAAATGGGGTCCCGTTTTAGAGCACGAAAGTGCACCTGAAATTAAGGACAGATATAAGAGAGCAGTAACAGCTCGCTTATTAGAAAACCAGGAAGTTGCCCTAAGACAAGAAGCAGCACAAATGCAAGGTAATATGATTTCTGAAACAGCAGCTAACGCTACTGGTTCAAACGTATCAAACTTTGACCCTGTGCTTATCTCTCTTGTTAGAAGAGCAATGCCTAACTTAATCGCTTATGATATCTGTGGTGTTCAGCCAATGACTGGACCTACTGGATTAATCTTCGCGATGAAATCAAAATACTCAACTCAAGGCGGAACAGAGGCTTTATTTAATGAAGCTGATACCGACTTCTCAGGAGCTGGTACTCATCAAGCTGAACCAACAGGTTTAGGTGGAGTAACTGATGCTGATACCGATGGAACAATCGCTGACGAAAGTGATACAGTTTCTACATTCGGTGCTGGTATGACTACAGCTGCTTCTGAAGCACTAGGTAATACTGGTGGCGCATTTGGCGAGATGGCTTTCTCAATCGAAAAAGCTACAGTTGAAGCTAAGTCAAGAGCTTTAAAAGCTGAGTACACAATGGAATTAGCACAAGACCTTAAAGCAATCCACGGCCTGGATGCTGAAGGCGAATTAGCGAATATCTTATCTGCTGAAATCTTAGCTGAAATCAACAGAGAAGTAGTTAGAACTATTCTAACAAAAGCTAAAATCGGTGCTACACAAAGTTCAACAGCAGTATCTGGTATCTTTGATGTCGCTACAGACTCAGACGGCAGATGGATGGTTGAGAAATTTAAAGGTCTAATCATGCAACTCGAAAGAGAAGCTAACGTAATTGCTAAAGAAACAAGAAGAGGCAAAGGTAACTTTGTAATCGTTTCTTCAGACGTAGCTTCAGCTTTAGCAGCTGCTGGTCAAATGGATTACACTCCTGCATTATCAACAGACTTAAATGTTGATGATACTGGTAACACATTCGCTGGTGTTCTTAATGGTAAATTAAAGGTCTATATCGACCCTTATGCAACTGTTGACTTCGCTTGTGTAGGTTACAGAGGTTCAAATCCTTATGACGCTGGTCTTTTCTACTGCCCATACGTACCTTTAACCATGGTTAAAGCTGTTGGGGAGAGTGATTTCCAACCAAGAATCGGATTCAAAACAAGATATGGAATGCAACAAAATCCATTTGTAGGCAACGCATCAGGCGCTGGTACAGATAGAGCTAACCCATACTTCAGAATCTTCAGAATTGATGACATCATGGTGTAAACCTGATTAATTAATCAGATTCATTTTAGAGGGGATTTTAAATCCCCTCTTTTTTGCTTATAAATAGATATATGAGTACATTAACTACAAACAAAAACTTTTTATCACCAGTCGGATTTCAGTTTTCTATTGATAGAGAACAATTTGCTAATGTAGAATATTTTTGCACAGCTGTAAATTTACCAGGAATCAATTTAGGAAACGTAGATTTAGGATATCGTGGCGGAACATTTACCGAAACAGGCGATAGGCTAGAATTTTCTGAATTATCGATTACATTTAATGTCACTGAAGACATGGATAATTATTTAGAAATCACTAATTGGATGCATCGTATAGTGAACCAAAAAGGTGATTTTAAATCTGATGCAACACTACTAATTATGAATTCTCATAATAACGTAGCAAAGGAAGTAAAATTCAATTCAGTATTTCCAATAAGTATTAGTGAATTATCCTTTGATACAGCAGGTGAAGTTGAATATTTAAAGGCTACGGTATCATTTCAATATACCACATACGAATTTAAATAAACACTGTACATATATCATTTTTAATGGTATAATAATATTATATGATATGATTATGAGGAAATTATGAATACATTAGAACAAATACATGAAATGTGGAAAAAAGATTGTCTTATTGACAAAATCGACCTGGACAAATCTGCCAGAGACTCAGCCAAACTCCATTCTAAATACCTAGAAATTTATTCAGTTAATAAGCTTAAAGTTAGAAAACTAGATAACGACTTTAAGGTACTACTTAAGAACAAATGGTTACATTATAACGGCAAATTGAGTAAAGAAGAAATTGATGACTTAGGATGGACATATGACCCTATGAATGGACTCACAGTTCTTAAAGGTGATATGGATAAGTTTTACGACTCTGACCCTATGATACAAGACCATCAGGCCAAAATACAATACGCTCAAGAAATAGTTGATACACTAAAAGAAATCCTAGAAAACATTAAATGGCGACATCAGAATATTAAAAACATTATAGAATGGAATAAGTTTACTAGTGGAATATAAGATACACCAATATCGGTACGATAATTTTTCAAAATTCGAAGCAATTATAAGAAGTGCTATGGAAGAATTAGGTCATACCGAAACTTCTGATTTATCTGCTGATGTTCATATCTATAACCATTGCCTTTTAAACGAAATATCTACTCAAGATAAAATTAATATTATTTTTAAACCTACTGCACCATCTGCAGATTATTTTGCACTAGATACTATAGGATATGCTGGTGCTTCAGAACTTGCCTTTGAAGAACCTGTTGAAGTTGGAGCAGTTGATTTTACTGATGCTTGGTCTATAGTAGATAAGTTAAAAAAGGATAAAGCTAATAAGTGGGATGATTCTATATTACTAAAATGGAGAAAAGGTAAAAGAACTAAAAGCGACCATATATTAGTAATCGGTCAAATGCCAGATGACGAAACAGTAACCAATTTTAGTTTTGGCGACCATACTAAAAAGTTAGAATCTATATGTCGAACTTTAAAAGATGAAAGAAATGTAGTTTTAAAATTACATCCTAGATATAAACCAACAAAAGAATTTATAAAAAGAATAAAAAGCTATAATGTAGAAATTATAGATGGATTCATTAGCATTCACGATATATTACCTCACACTAAAGTAGCTATTATTGAGAATAGCACAGCAGGAATTGAGTGTATGATGCATGATGTTCCTATTATTAGTTACGGTTATCCAGAGTATCATTGGGTTACCAAAAAATTACAATCACTAACACAATTACCATATTTAGTAAAAGATACTCATTGGTATGATTCTGGTTATGCAATTAACTTCGTGTGTTGGTATATAAACCATTATCTTTGTAGAGATATAAATACAACTAGGAACCGATTAAGAGATTTTGAATTGTAATGGACATAATTGAAGTTAAAAAGCGAAACGAAGCTTTTTTAGAAATTAAAACAGAACCAAGCGTAGAACAAGAGTTATCAGAACACTTTTGTTTCTATGTACCTGGTTATAAGTTTATGCCAGCATATAAAAATCGTATGTGGGATGGAAAAATACGATTATATGACATGAGAAAGAAAACTTTATATACTGGACTGTATAAGTATCTTACACAATTCGCAAATGAAAGGCAATACGATATTGTCTGTAAAGAAGATGCCTTCTATGGCACTCCTGACGAGGTACTAAACCACGACATAGACACCTTTTTGGCCCATTTGACGGCTAGCGTGAACGGAGAGGATATAACCCCTAGGGATTACCAAGTAGATGCCTTCTCGCTCTTGTTAAAAGAAACTAAAAGCCTTTTACTATCACCAACTGCTTCTGGGAAGTCATTAATCATTTATATGGCATTGAGATATTACCTTGAAATGTACGAGGATAATGTGTTAATAATTGTCCCTACTACATCATTGGTAGAACAGATGTATTCTGATTTTGCTGACTACTCAAGTAAGGACACTTGGGATTGTGATAAAAATTGTCATAGAATATATGCAGGTAGAGACAAATATAACTATAAAAATAGAGTTACTATTACTACATGGCAATCAATCTATAAATTAGGGCCTCAATGGTTCCAAAAATTTGGTATGGTTATAGGCGACGAAGCACATAATTTTAAAGCTAAATCACTTACGGCGATATTAGAAAAATGTACTGAAGCAAAATATAGGATTGGAACTACTGGTACACTCGATGGAACACAAACTCATCAGTTAGTATTAGAAGGATTATTTGGACCAGTTCATCAAGTCACGACGACGAAAAAATTAATGGACAATAAAGATTTAGCCAAATTAGATATTAAAATATTATTAATGAAATACGAAGATGCTATATGTAAAGAAATGGCTAAAAGAAAATACCAAGAAGAAGTAGATTATATTGTCAAATACATACCTAGGAATAAATTTATTTCTAACCTAGCATTAGACCAAAATGGTAATACACTAATATTATTTCAGTTTGTAGATAAACATGGTAAGCCATTGCATGATATGCTATCAGAAAAGATAAATAAAGATAGGAAACTTTTTTATGTATCAGGAGAAACAGATGTCGATACCAGAGAATCAATCCGTGAGATTACCGAGACGCAGACCAATGCCATTATTGTTGCTTCCATGGGTACCTTTTCTACTGGTATTAATATTCGTAATCTTCATAATATTATCTTTGCCAGCCCTACTAAAAGCCAAATTAGAGTCCTACAATCGATAGGACGAGGATTAAGAAAAAGTAATGATGGAAGAAATACTGTAGTTTATGATTTGGCTGATGATATGCATTGGAAATCAAAGAAGAATTATACATTAAACCATGCAGCCGAAAGAATTAAGATATACAGTAAAGAAAAATTTAATTACGAGATACACGAAGTAAAGATATAAATAGATATATGGAAGATAAAATGGATATCAGACACATTAAGTTCATTAACGGAGATGAAATTATCGCACTTGTTAGTCGAAATAATGATGACAATATGTTAGTAGAGAGACCATGTGCTGTTAAGGCAAATATGATTGGTACCTATAATCTAAGTCCATACTTTCCATTTTCATCAAGTACATTATTTAAATTTTTAAAGAATAGAGTCTTATGTAGCGTTAAGGTCGATGATTCTTTAAAGCAAAAGTATTTGGGTTATGTGCTTCAGATGAGAGCTCCCACCGGTGAACTGTTGGCTGGTGAGAGTGAAATGCTACAACAGTATCAAGACGTATTGAAAGAATATGCTACTCAGGTGGCTGAAGATGAGGACTATTATTATGAAGAAGATGAACCCGTTACACCGGCTAAAAAGATACTTCATTGACTATTGCTATATCTACCCCGCCCCAGTATACAATACTATTATATACTATAAACAACGTTTTGTACAGTGTTTTCTGCAAATAAATGCAATAAAAATGCCTGTACAAACAGCTCATCTTATGGTATAATATACACATTATGGAGGAAACCCAACTATGGCTTTAAAACCAAAAGAAAAACCACACTATGTAAATAACAGAGAGTTCTCTCAAGCAGTAATGGATTATGTTACTGAAAAGAATTTAGCAGAAAGTAAAGGAAAAGATATTCCTAAAGTTACTGATTATATTGCTAAATGTTTTATTAAAATTGCAGAAGGATTATCCCATAGACCGAACTTCGTGAGGTATACTTATCGTGAAGAAATGGTTATGGATGCAGTAGAAAATTGCCTAAGAGCAATCGGAAACTATAACCTTGAAACAGCTACGAGAACTGGTAAACCAAACGCATTCTCATACTTTACTCAAATTTGCTATTTTGCTTTTATCAGAAGAATCACTAAAGAGAAGAAGCAACAAGATATTAAATTTAGATTTATTGAAAGAATGGGAATTGAAGAATTTGTAACTGCTGGTATGGATAACGAAATGGCAGCCGAAACTATGGCGTATGTCGATACTCTAAAATCTAGAATTGCAAGAGTTAGAACAAACGATGACAAAGTTAAGAAATTTGCTAAAAAAGAAAAGGCTCAGCAAAAGCTTGAGCTATTCATGAAATAATGAAAGTAGCTATATTAAACGACACCCATTGTGGTGTAAGAAATTCAAGTGACATTTTTCTAAGATATCAAGAACGATTCTATGAAGAAGTCTTTTTCCCTTATCTAAAAGAGCATAACATTAAGAATATTTTGCATTTAGGAGATTATTATGAACACAGAAAATTCGTCAATTTTAAAGCTCTTAATCAAAATCGCAAACATTTTCTTGAGCCTATGCGGGATGCTGGTATTACTATGGATATCATTCCTGGTAATCACGATGTTTATTTTAAAAATACTAACGAGTTGTGCTCACTCAAAGAGTTGCTCGGATATTTTACTTCAAATGTCAACATTATTATGAAACCAAAAGTCCTGGATTATGCAGGATGTAAAGTTGCTGTAATTCCATGGATTAATAATAGTAATTACCAAGAATACACTAAATGGGCTATGAATTGTAAAGCATCTATTCTTGGTGCACATTTAGAGTTAAAAGGATTTGATTTATTACCTGGAGTACCAAACCCACACGGAATGAGTGCTGATGTATTTGAAAGATTTGAAATGGTTCTATCCGGACATTTTCATACCAAATCGTCCAGAGATAATGTCACATATCTTGGTTCTCAAATGGAATTTACTTGGGCTGATGTAGATGACCCAAAATATTTCCATGTATTAGATACAGAAACAAGAGAAATTACACCAGTAAGAAATCCAATTACGATGTTCAAAAAAGTAATTTATGATGATACAAAAGTAAATTATGATGATATCGACATGAGTCAGTTTGAAAGGAAATTTATTAAGCTGATTGTTATTAATAAAAACGACTTGTATATGTTCGATAAATTTGTCGACAAATTACAAAGTATTGAAACATATGAATTAAAGATTGCAGAATCATTTGAAGAGTATCTAGGTGATAGCGTGGAAGACGACAAAGTTTCACTAGAAGATACTACCGAACTGCTTGATTCTTATGTCGATGCTGTAGATACAGATTTAGATAAAGACCATTTAAAAGTCGAATTGAGAAAGCTTTATACTGAAGCTCAAAACTTGGAAGTAGTATGATACATTTTAAATCTGTTTCCTGGAAGAATTTTCTTTCAACAGGAAACGACCCTATTACTATATCATTAAACAAATCACCGACTACACTTATTGTAGGTCAAAATGGTGCAGGTAAATCAACATTACTAGATGCATTATCATTTGGATTATTTGGTAAACCACACAGAGATATCAATAAGAAACAATTGATGAATTCAATTAATCGTAAAGGTACTGTTGTCGAAGTCGAATTTACTATTGGCGATTCTGATTTTAAAATCGTAAGAGGAATCAAACCAACTAAATTTGAGATTTGGCAAAATAGTAATATGATTAATCAAGCATCTAATGTTAGAGATTATCAGAAGTTTTTAGAAACAAATATTTTAAAACTCAACCATAAATCATTTCATCAAGTAGTTGTACTAGGAAGTAGTTCATTCATTCCATTTATGCAATTACCTGCTTGGTCAAGAAGAGCTGTAATTGAAGATTTATTAGATATCGGTATTTTTTCTAAAATGAATCAGTTGTTAAAAGAGAGAAACTCAAAGATTCGTGAAGAATTGGTCGACATTAATCATAACATTGATTTATATAAAACAAAAATTGAAGCACAATCAAAATATATTAAAGATTTAGAAAGTCTAAACGAAGAACAAGTTGATATAAAGCGTGATGCAATTAATGTTTATAAAGAAGAAATAGCAGAAGTTTTTGAAGAATCTAAAAATCTAGGTAAAAACCTACAGACAATGATTCAGGGTGAAGAAAAGAACTATAAGTATTTTGGCGATAAAATGTCAGACATGAAAGCTTATAATAAAGACTTTAATAATAAAATTAAAAATCTAGTTGAAGAAGCCAGATTCTTTGAGGATAACGATATTTGTCCTACATGTGAGCAGGATATAGACGCAACTATTAAAGTAAAAAAATTAGATGTACTTAAGGAAAAGGCAAAGGATGTTCAAGAACATAAAAACTCTTTAGAAAAAGAAGTAAATACTTTAGAAAAAGAAGGTCAAGAAATTATGAACAACCTTAATCAATTAAGGCAAAAACAATCAAGGATAAATTCAAATAATGACAAGGTTGCACTCTTACAAAAGGAAATTGGCAAAACCCAAAAGGAAATCGATACGCTCCTTAAAACGTCAGGAGACAGCAAGACGGCAAAGAAGGATTTATCGACTCTTAGAAAGAGTAAAGAATCTACTACCGAAAAGAAACTAGAGTACGTTGAGGAAAGAACTTATAACGAAGCTATTGGTGAGATGTTAAAAGATACAGGTATTAAAACCAAAGTTATCAAACAATATCTGCCAGTCATGAATAGGTTAATCAATCAATATTTACAAGTATTAGATTTCTTTGTTGCATTCCATCTCGATGAAAATTTTGACGAAACTATTAGGTCGCGTCATAGAGATACATTTAATTATGCATCATTTTCTGAAGGAGAGAAACAAAGAATTGATTTGGCATTACTCTTTACTTGGAGACAAATAGCTAAAATGAAAAATAGTGCATCGACTAATCTATTAGTATTGGACGAAACATTTGACTCAAGTTTAGATATGGATGGAATCGATAACCTAACCAAAATCCTGGATACGCTAGAAGATGGTTCTAATGTATTCATCATCTCTCATAAAGGAGATGTCTTAGAGAATAAATTTAGGTCTAAGATTGAATTCTTTAAAGATAGAAATTTCTCTAAAATAAGGTAATCGCACTTTTATGTAGATATAAGTGTACAAAAGTTGCACTTTTATGTACATATAAATGTAATACCTTTATAATATAAACGCATTTTTTTCTGTACAAACATACTTTACTATGGTATAATGGTACAGAATTAATTATCTGCCCTTAGCTCAGCTGGATAGAGCAACGGTCTTCTAAACCGTAGGTCACAGGTTCGACTCCTGTAGGACGGGCCAAAATCCTCAATCGTATAAATAAAAATTCCAACCAACTCTAAAGGAGAAGATTCTGGTTAAATATCGAATTTGCTCACGGCAAGTTCTTGTAAAAAACTTGGATTCTGAAGAAGCCTATCAGGCAATCTCACAATTAGAAATGAATAATAATGAGCAAGGACTTAGTTACGAGCTCGAAGAATACAACCCTAGAAAACCAAAATCAGGTAAAGGTGGTCGTGACCCCGATCTGTACGATGGGAATACTTGAACCCTTATAAATAACTTTGTAAGGAGTCTATTCATGTCTGAAAATTATTTTATGGGTCTAGACGGATTCGTATGGTTTACTGGTGTCGTTGAAGATCGCAATGACCCTGATAAACTTGGGCGAGTTCGTGTACGTTGTCTTGGGTTTCACACAGAAAATCTTGTTGATATTCCAACAGCAGATTTACCGTGGGCTACAGTTATGAGTCCTATCACCAATCCTTCTATGCAAGGTC